ATCTTGCTTGAAGAAGTGAGTAGAGTACAGCCAAGTGGTTGGCAGTATGATGATATTAGTCATACGTAAGCCCATTAAATGGAAGTGCGAGGATACCTAATAAAGGTAATTAGGTATGTGATATAGTCTATTCTGTATAGTAATATACAGCCCTATGGCATAAGATTAACGATCTTGTGTAAATATAAAGATTAACAATCTCTTTACTACGCCAGAATGGTAAATTTGTAGATGAAGAATTCGCGCGCTGGGGCATAGAACATAATCGCAAATGGAATGATAGCAATTTATTTATTGATGATAGTGTAACTAGTCTTTCTAATTGCTGTCGTTTAAAAAGCAATATTGAAGATATTTTGGACGGTGCGTATTTTAATTCAATTGGCGGCACTGCTTTAAAGGTTGGCTCGGTTAAAGTATCCACGATTAATCTTGCGAGACTCGCCCTTGAAAATGATACTGAACAAGGTTATCTCGTAGCATTACGTAATATTGTTGAACTAGATTGTAAAGCATTAGATGTTGTACGTCATATTATTCAAAGAAATGTAGAAAAAGGACTACTTCCAAACTTTTCAAAAGGATTGGTTGACTTCCCTCATTTATACAATACAATTGGTATGTAATAATGCCAAACACTATTTTTCCACTTCGTCAGTGGGGTCACAAGGGTGGCTAACGGGGAAACCTAAATCTATAAGACAAGGCAATCCCGTGGGAGGTTTATGATGAAAAAGGATATTTATTTAATTAAAAACGATATTAATGAAAAAGTCTATATAGGGCAAAGCGTGAATGCCGTTAACAGATTTGCTCAACACAAAAGCGAAGCAAGATTAAAATCTAATCAAATGTTAATCCATAAAGCTATAAGAAAATATGGAGAAGAACATTTTGAATTAGTTATCCTTGAAAAACAAATTGAAAACTTTGATGAAAGAGAAAAATTTTGGATTCAATTTTACAATAGTTTACAGCCAAATGGTTATAATATCTGTATAGGTGGAGAAGGAACTGGTTTTGGAGTTTTTCATCCTTCAGCAAAAATAAAAAATTTTGAAGACCTGTGCCACATTTTTGATTTAATTAAAAATTCTTCTTTAAGTTTTGAGGAAATTGGAGAAAAATTTGGGGTATCTGTTACACAAGTTTCAAATATTAATAGGGGTATAAATTACAAAAACGCAGATTTTGTTTATCCACTCCGCCCTAACAAAAAATATTCTGAGGATTTAATAAAACAATTATCATATAGTTTAAAATACGAGTTAGACAAATCTTTAGAAAAAATCGCGAAAGAATATAATATTGATAAAGGCCAATTAAGCGAAATTAATAACGGTCATATATATTATAAAGAATGGCTAGACTATCCAATCAGAAAATCAAAAGAAGTAAAAATTCAAGAAATATTACCCAATATTATTCATGATTTACAGCATACTCAAATAACACAAAAAGAAATCGCCAAAAAATATGCTATTTCTCAAATGGCTGTAAGCAAAATAAATTTGGGGGATAGCTGGCATAATGAACAGTTATCTTATCCTATAAGGATTAATGGACAAAATAACAAAGCTTCTACAATTTCACCCGATTTGTTAGAAGCTATTATTACTGATATTGAAACAACAACGCTTTCAATGAGTAAAATTGGCCTAAAATATAATATTAATTCAAGAACCATTTGCGGCATTAATAATGGTTCAATAAAAAAATATCGTTTAGAAGATAAAAAATACCCTTTACGAAATAAAATAAACCCCTGTATCGACTATTCCCGTATAGGGAAGTAAAATTACTATTGACACGTAATTTGAAATGATAGTGAATATAGCAAGGGCTATATTTAAGAGATAGTCAGTACATATAGAAATATATGAAAATACGGTTATTGGAATTTACGAAACAATGAAAAAATTTGGTTATGTAAGAGTAGATGAGCTTGGCAATTCTTTTTATACGTCACAAGCTGATGCTTTTGGGAAGAAAATTTTTGAGGTTATTCATCGTACCAAAGACCAATTTGTGCTTGACAAAGATTATAAAATGAATCTAGAACAAATTCCCGGCGAACAATGTGCGGTAAAACTTCAGCAAGCAGATACGCTACTTTATCCAGAAACAGTTATAAAAGATTTGCCTCTTTATGGAAATCAATTTATTCCTCTTGGAATTAAAACAACTCTACAAGAAAGAATTCGCATTGCATCTTTGTTCGATAGCTATTGCAACGGCGGCTCAATAGCTCATATTAACGTCGAAGCACCTTTCGATAGCTTTGAAAAGGCTTGGAAAATGACCGAATACATTGCAGATCAAGGACTCACTTATTTTGCTTTTAACACTAAAATCCAAGCTTGTAAGCATAACCATGGTTTCTTCGGAACAAGATGCCCTATTTGCGGTGAGCCCGTAGAAACTGAATATACAAGGATTGTTGGCTTTTACACTCCAATAAAAACCTATTCTAAAGAACGAAAAGCAGAATACGAAATGCGTGAGTGGGAGAATGTTAATGGATAATGCAGAATATAATATCGCGCCAGTATCTGTACAAAAGATTCTAAAAGCAGCAAAATTTTGGGAAAAGTTAAATCCAGAAATGGAAATTCCACTTGAAGCCATGTTGGCGTCCTGTTATCCAAAAGCTTACGACGGATTAAAAGAATTATTAACTTTTCAATATGCGCAAGGTTTTAAAGATGGACAGAAAAAGAAGGAAGGAGAATTAAATGAAGCTGAAAGGGCTAATTGCGGAAGATTTTTGTAATTATAAAAAGCCTTCTCTATTTTTGGCTTTTCCTAGTTGTTCTTTTAAATGTGATAAAGATTGTGGGCGCGCGATATGTCAAAATAGCGCGCTCACAACAGAACCCACGATAGATATTCCTTATAATACAATTGAAGACTACTTTTTAAATAATGATATTACTGAAGCGGTTGTCTGCGGCGGTCTTGAACCATTTGACTCTTGGGATTCACTTCAAAGACTTGTTGCTAACCTAAGATATAGAAGTGATTGTGATATTGTTATTTATACCGGTTATAATCGAAATGAAATCGACGAAGGTAAAATAAAATTTCTTAAAACTTATAGTGATGACGGGCCTATTATTGTAAAATGGGGACGGTATGTCCCAGATAGACCAAATAGATACGATGAAATTTTAGGCGTAACACTTGCTAGTGACAATCAATATGCAGAGGTCCTTAATCGGCAATGAAGATTACTTTGAATACAAATAAAGAAAAGGTTCAAGAAATAAGACAAAAACTAAAAGAAAATGACGGATACTGTCCTTGCCGTATCGTTAAAAAACCAGAATACAAATGTATGTGTAAGGAATTTGTAGAACAAGAACAAAGCGGTTTTTGTCATTGTGAATTATACTATAAAGACGTAGAAACTTGATTTTCTACGTCTTTTTTGATATAATATATATAGAAAGTGAGGAACAATAGATGCTGAATAATAGAGAGTTTCGGATGTTTGAAATTGCAAAGCAAGTATCTTATATGTCTAACTTCCATGGACCACATATGGGCGCGGTTGTAGCAATTGGAAAAACAGTTATCTCTACAGGTTTTAACTCAAACAAAACCCACCCAGTTCAGCATCAGTACAATATTTATAGAGGCTTTGAAGACCATGCAACTTCAATTCCTCTTGAGCATGCAGAAATTCATGCGCTCGGCCATCTAATTGGAAAAAAAGAAATTGATTGGGACAAAGCTTCTATTTTTGTGTATAGAGAATGGAAGAATGGAAGAAAAGCTTGTTCTCGACCGTGCGCAGCTTGCATGCGCTTGATTAGAGATTTAGGGATTAGACAAATTTACTTTATTAATGAAATTGGAGAGTATTGTAAGGAGAAGGTTCTGTGATTAAGGTTGATAAAATTGAAGTTTTTAATTTTGAAGGAGCCTTTAGAGGATTACGAAATCCATTAGATAGCTGGGCGAAAAGTGATAGCTACACAAAAGATGGCGTTTTTGTTCTAGGCGAAAACGATAAGAAGCTGGCGCAAAGAATGCTTAGTGGTGGGACTTGTGAAAGCAAATTTATGCGGCAGATTATGGTTTCTATGGATATAACGAGCTTTCTAGGATGGTGGAAAGAATTCGACACGTATAAAATTGGAACGGTAGCAAATTCTTGCAGCACAATGCATAAAATTACTTCTAAGCCAATGACCGACTTAAACTTGTATAGCTGGGATGAAGCTACTCAAGATAGCGCTATTACTATCGATTATTTTGACCCAGTAGAAGGCAAGAAAGAAAAAGAAGTTGATGAAATTTTTAACCATTTAATTTATGACTTAGAAGCAATTCGAAAAAAATATCTTGAAACAAAAGACCAGCGTTATTGGCGCGCGCTTATCCAACTTCTTCCTTGTGCTTGGAATCAGAAACGAACGGTTACTTTAAATTATCAAGTTCTTCGAGAAATGTATTTCTGGCGCAAGAATCACAAACTGGTTGAATGGCGTACCTTTTGTAAGATTATTGAAAAGCTACCATATGCTCAAGAATTAATTTGCTATCAAAAAGGAGAATAAAATGAGCGAAAAAGAGACACTTACAAAATTAGCAGAAACATTAAAAAATAATCAAGAGTTCAAAGGATTGCTTGAGTTGCTAGAAATTCCAGAAAAAGAATTTAAAGTAATGGCGCCCCTCGTTTTAGAAGAATTTGAAAAAAGTCTTAAAGACAAAGAGGCAAGAGAAGCATTAATCGAAGCCTTTAAAGACAGTAATATTACTTCAGAAACAATCTTAACAATGCTCCCAAACATAAAAGAAAATACAGCTATTGTCTTTAAAGAATATCCAGATTACGCAAAGGATTTTATTGCAGAGCTTATCAATATTATTCTTGTTGCTATTCTTGAAGGATACAATGCTAACGTAATTCCACTTTCAATCGAACTTTGTAATCCAGAAGCAAAAATGCCTACCTATGCGAATAAAGGTGACGCAGGTATGGACGTATATGCTCTAGAGGACTATACTATTAAGCCGGGAGAGACGAAACTAATTCCAACTGGAATTAAAGTGGCTATTCCAGAAGGTTACGAGCTTCAAGTTCGTCCAAAGAGCGGGCGTGCCCTCAAAACAAAACTTCGTGTAGCTAATACGCCAGGCACAATTGATTCTGGTTATCGTTCGGAAGTTGGAGTTATTATTGAGAACATAGAGGCACCAATTCAAAATATTAGCTACCATTATGATAACGATCGGCTTGTTATTGATTCGATTCTGCATGGAAAAGATTACTATATCGGGAAAGGAGAAAAATTCGCGCAGTTAGTTCTCTGTAAAGTTTATGAAGCTAGCTTTACTCAGGTTACAGATATTACTACTGTAAAAGGTGATCGTGGCGGAGGCTTCGGTAGCAGCGGTCTTAAGTAATGGCGCGAATCCGTATTGAAGATATCCAAGCTGAAATAGCGCCAGATAATTGGAAATTACTTTCAGATACTTATGAAAACTTAGATAAAGAGTTAGTATTTGAATGTAATGAGGGGCATAAAGTATATGCTCCTTGGAAAACTATTCGGCAAAAACGCGAATGCCCGATTTGTAAACAAAACTTTAAAAAACTAAACGATTTAACTATTATCCAAAAGCCAAAGGATAAAAAAAGAGTCCTCGCCTTAGACCAAGCAACCCATATTTCGGGTTGGTCGATCTTTGATGACGAAGACCTTATAAAATTTGGCTTATATGAAACTACACTTAAAGAAACAGAAGAAAGAATTAACGAAGTTAAGAACTGGCTTATTAATATGGCTTTGAATTGGAAGCCAGATTACATTTACATAGAAGATATACAATTACAGCAACATTCTAAAAAAAACATTGAAGAGCCAGATAATGTTGTTGGAGTGACTACTTATAAAATTCTTGCTCAATTACAAGGTGTTTTAATTGATACCGTTTATGAGTTAAAAATTCCTTTTAGAGTGGTCTCTCCTTCTACTTGGCGCGCGCACTTTAAAATTAATGGCAAAACAAAAGCCGATAAAAAGAAAAGCGCGCAGTTAAAAGTAAAAGAATGGTATGACGTTAGCGTCACAAACGACGAAGCAGACGCAGTTTGTATTGGTCGCTACGGCGCGGACAGAACAAAAATTTCAAATGAGATAGTTGAATGGGGGGAGTAAGTTACTTACTCCCCAATTTTTGTACCTTCATGACTAGTTCATCATGCCAGCCATCAAGTTGCTCATCAATTAATTCATTCATACAACATTTATCAGAAGACGTACATAAAGCCTCAAAGAGCTTTTTTGTTTCTGGATAACCTGTTTCAATTCTTTGTTTTGCAGAAGCATAGAGATATTTTGCGACTTCTGGCTGTTCTTCAAGAAGCTTTTCAGCCCAATCAAGCCACATACCAGAATCTTTTAAATCATCCATCATTTTTTTATATAAAGCTTTATACACTAGCATTTCTCTATCTCCTTAACATAGTTTTGTAATTGTTATATTTGCATTAGAGTAAATTGCACTAACGCCAGTGTTTTCTAAGGTTAAATTACCCTGATTGTTAATCGCGCAACAGCTTGGACGAATTTGGATAATGGTAGAAAACGCCACCGTTCCAATTGCAGTTGTAGCGCTGGAGTTAAAAGTTGCAGTCGCGCCCTTTACCGCTGTACCGTTGTTGTTAAGTTGAACCGTGACGTCTCCTGCTGTTGCAGATGTTGCGACGTTTGCATTGAAAGAGACAAAATAAAACCCAGATTTATTAAGTTTAAAAGCAGTTGTGCCAGACTGAGTAACTGTGCAGCCAGTGGAGACGTTAGTACCATTAAATCCTACAAGACCATTAACGTCAATGGTTTGTGAAGATGTATTATAGCTATTAATCATTTAGCTACCTCCTTTGATACGGATATGTACTCGTAGGAGCGGCTAAATTAATAGCCGCATCCTCCACTATTGCATCCAGTATTAGCCGCATAAGGAGAACAAGTAATATATGCGGGTTTAGAAACTGGGCGAATCGCTTCTATTAAAGTGCCAGTCTGAGCATACTGAGAATTCTGAATATTTGCGTAAAGTAGCTGACGATCACGATCTTCAAGTCTATCACGTAGCTCTTGCATTGTATTCTGGTTAATAAGCGCGCGGGTTAGCTCGCCTTCACTTCTAATTGCATTTGTAATTTCACAGGTATTCTTATAAGCTTCAGAACGAACGCTATCTATGTTCCTATTGGTTTCGCCAATTTGTTATCATAAGAGCTCTTTATCTCTTATTTCTTATGCTTTCACATAAGGTCAGACTATATCTTCATCCTTTTACCAAAAGGAGTTCGGCACTCGTGTCGAGATTATTGGTTCTCATCCTCACTCGTTAGTCGTTGAACCTTCGATACTACTTTTACTGAGGTTCGTATCGCTAGGCTGCTGATTGGCGTATTCGCATTTATGTCCTTTATATGTTTTATTTAGTTTTAAAGCTCTACATAATGGAGAGGTGTCTTTTACACCTAAAAAATCCGCCGCTGAACGAAGAGAAGGGAATTCAACCCCATCTATTATTACGGTTTTAGAGCTTGTTTTCTTCTGAATCTTTGGAACACTATCTTCTTTATAATAACAAGGTTCACCATTAGTATCATATCCTCGCTTTGCCCAACGTTGCGCAGTTGCTATACATATATGGTATTTTTCGCAAAGCTCTCTAGTAGTAGTTTCTTCGTTTTTATAAATCACCATTTTACTTCTTTTCTTTGCAACTTTTCGCGCAATTTGAGGATTAGACATTGGATTAAAATCTTTCATTCGCTGTCTTTGCTCCTGGGCTTTCATTGGATTGTGTTCTGATTTATACTGTCGCATTTCCGGCGTCCAACAAAAATTAACGCCGCCAGTACCGCCATCATCCAAATTACAAGAACAAAAGCCTTGTTTCTTTAAAGTTATTATTTTTTCATATTCGTATTTAAAAGCATCTTCTTCATTTTCAAAAGAAGCTATTATTTCACTTGAACAATTATGTGTTTTATAGTATTCCAAAAATTTTAAATTCCGTTTAGATACTTGCTTATATCTATTACCGCATCCTTTGCCTATATAAAAGATTTCTAAAGTATCTGTATTAAACCATTTATAGACATAAAACATTTTATCAATCTCCCTATTAGTTCTGCATATAAGTGTTTAAAACAAATAGGAAGTTTGATTTTTGCGAACTTAGCTTTCCAGCAATTCACCGAATTTTTTACTAATTATTACTAATTAGGCTGCCTCGAAACTTTCATTCAAGCAGCAGGTTTGCTGAGCAAAGCGATTATCGGTTAATGTCCGTTCTACATTACCAAAGCCATTTCCCATTGCGCTTTGTAAGGAATAAAGATTCTGGAGATTGTCATATTTTACATTGCCCCAGTTATTCGCAGCATCACGCTCGAAAGAGCTTAATTCGCTCATAATCATATCTTGATTACGCATTATATCCTGACGGCCTAAACCATCAGAGAGTTCTGCGCGAGTAAGCGCACCCTGTGTGGCAGCATTATCAGGATTGTTAAACATACGAAAAGCCCAAATCCAAATTAAATACATAAAAGGGTTGGACCAAATTGCATTGGCATCATTGCCATTAGTCATTGCCATAATATCGGCAGGAGAGAGACCGTCATTCATCATTTTAATATACACCTCTATTTTTTATTTAATAAGCTAAAAGCTTATCTAAGCTGTTTTATAAAATCTAATCCAGCACGTATATCTGAATCAGAAATCCCTTGCGAACGTGCCTGAGTGACTAACTGAGAGAGAATGTTGTCATTGAGAGAAGGCACGATTTGACGAAATTTATTCGGGTCAATTTGTTGAGATTGATTCTGTTTCTGTTGTGCTAACTGCTCCATAGGATTCCCACGAGAGCGATTCATTAGCATGTTATACATACCATTCATTTAAACTAAAGCCTCCTTCTTCTTTTCAAGAGAAGCAATTCGCTCTTCTAGTTTTGTAATAATATTTAGAAGATCTTGTTGTGGTTTCTGTTTCTCTTGCGCGGGAGCAGGAGGGGCTTCTTTTGTAGTTGGAGCGTTTTCATATGGGCTAATTCTATAGGTCATCAATGAAGGCATCCCACCTTGCATCCCCTTTATATACATAACCCCTTCATTCATACATAAAGCAACGGAGACACCTGCGCCGATAGGCACATTTGCAACTTCCAAAGAGTTGTTTATTAAATAAACTCCTCCTTGTGATTGCGGGAAAAATTGAGCGCTACTTCCAGATTGCGCCCCAAATTGCCTCCTTTCCTTCCTTCCATATATAAGAGAAAAAGCCGAGCATTAGCTCAGCTTAAAAAGTTAAAACTATAAAAATTTAAGGTTCTCGTAATATTTTTGTAACAAAAGTTAATATTTTGTAATAATTTCGTAATAATTTAAGTTTTTTGTATAAAAAAATAAAGCGAGTCAATTAAGACTCGCTTTCTCTTTCATCTAGTACCTTTAGTACCTTTTCTTTATATTCATCCTTAAGACCTAATGTATTTAAAACGAACATCATTGGCTTAAAGCCTGTGCCATCATTTTCTTCTGAAATCTGATAAACACGGTTTACATAATCGATTTCCCAAGCAATATCTGCCTTTGCGCCAACAGCTTCCTTAAGCAAGTCATAAAATTTTTGAGCGTCTTCAAGGGTTCTATCCCAATAAATTAAAAACATGTCTGGCGCATCATCTAAAATACCCGCATTAATAAAACCAACTAGCTGACCGCAATCTGCGTCATAATTATTCCATAGATTCCAAATTTCAAAATTCTTCTTAGGCCCAATTAGCTTATACATAAAAACAAGACCTCCTTTTCTTTCTTTATATATTATACCAAAAAAAGAAAAGAAGGTCAAATTATTATTTTATTTTTAAAGTTTCCCCTTCTACAGTAGCTTTCATCCCACCAAAATAAGGTAAGTTTTTCCACTCTGTTTCAGCTTGATCCCCTACTTTCATTTTTGCCGAATCATCTATTGGAAATTCTATGCCAATTTCTCCTGGCTTTAAAACGAAATCTTCGTTAGAATTCCACTCTGCTGTGGTTCCACTTCTCATAACAATACAAGCCTTTAGAGTTTTCTCAGCCATAGCTCTCCCTCCTTACGCTCCTCTTCAATAAGTAAGAGATATAGGAAAAGAATTAAAATTATAAATTACACAACATATTATATTCTTCTTCGGGAACTATTTCTAAAGCCCAATCTTTTGGGCAATGCATTTTAAATTCTTTCACTAAATGATATTTTTCATACATTTTTTGCCAATAATATCTATTAGCTAAAACCCGTGCCTTATGCATACAACAAGCGAAAGTGGTCCTTTTATCTGGTGTTCCATTAACTTCATAATTATAGCCACTACAAGTTGCACATCCAAGCCCGATAGGACAATAAAAACATTCGTCTGTAGATTGAGAGCGCCTAGTTATCCCATCCAACATTTCTGCCGTTGCAATATGTTCTGGTGCTTTACGAATTCCTTGTTCAAGAGTTCCAACGTCTAATTCTGGTTGTCTGTAATTTAAATTAAAATCAGTATAACGAAGACAAGGTTGAATTCTTCCATCAGCAGTAAAACTTAGCATCGCGCCGGTGCCACCACAATAATTGCTATTTTCTGTTTCTGGCACCGACTGCCCTAATGCTTCTGAGAACAAAGAGCAGAAAAAATGTTTTTCAACGTCATTTTCTATTATCCAATTTGCCAAGTCTTTTAGTTCGTAATAAAAAACCGCTGCATGTTTTAGATTCCAGCCCTCTTCAAAAACGCAATTTGCATATACACCATTCATTTTAAGATTTTCATACAGATTTTTTATTGCACCGACCAGAAATTTTAAATTTGCTGGCGCGATTGTTAATTTTGTAGTGGTTTCAGAAAATAACTGCTCGTGTCTTTTTATGGCTTTTGCCACTATATCATAACTAGGACGGCCATCTTCAAAACGACGGCAAGCATCATGGAGCTCTTTATCGCCATCTATTGTAATCCCCATAGAAACACGATATAAATTTTTTTTAAGAAAAGCTTGAACTTTTAAATCATTAAAAGCTATTCCATTTGTTGAGAAAGAAATCATATACTTTATAGCCCATCTATGATTTAAAAGAATGGCTTTTTTTCTAAAGTAGCGAATGAAATAAGATACTAAATCTATTTCAAGAAGTGGTTCTCCGCCAATAAAATCTAAGATAATTGCTTCGGCAGAGTCCTCATTAATGTATTCGCTATTAACGGCATCTTCTTCGAAAAGTAAATCCACTATCTTTCGCGCGGTTTCTTTAGACATCGCATTATAGCAATTTTTTGCATGTTGATAACAGTAACTACAACGCAATTGACAATTTTGTGTTACTATTATGGTTACATTTTTAACTCTATAGTAGTGTTTTTTTTGAATATCATTTAAATTAGAAGGAAAAGGTTTTGGATACATTGATAGATAATCTTGACTAAAATCTTTTAAAGGCTCCTTCCACAAATTAATCATACTCTAAAACTCCAGATGCAAAGTTAGTGTTGAAGCTATTAACTGAATGCCCCACAATTTCATCTACAGCTAGGCGCAACTTTAAAGTAGCATCTTTATATCTATCTAAGAGAATCTTAAAATTGTTCTCGTCCAAATTCAACTCTTCCTCTTCAGTCATAGTGCCAAATTCTTTAATTAAAGTTGCATATCCGCTTCGTTCATATTCCAGCATTTTTAAATAATCGTTTAATTCTTCTTTTAAATATAGCTTTTTCATTATATCTTTGGGAGACTTTCTCCGTTATAAACCTCCGCTTCTCCTTTACATCCCTGTCCACAAGTTCCCTTACAACCAGAAGTGCAATTATTAAAACATCCACCTTGTGCAGTATCAGAACAATTCATAGAACAACTTTCCCCACAACCTTCTTTGCAATTTCCTTTACACCCAGATGTACAATTGCTAACGCAGCTAGAACTACAACTAGTAGAACAGGAGCTTCTACAAGTATTGCATCCAGTGCTACAATTTCCATCGCAATTTGCCGTACAAGTACCACTGCAAACATCTGAACAACTACCACCGCATTCATTCAAACAGTTGGTTGTACAAAGATGATAACAACCCGTTTGATAGCAATGACCACTACAACCAGAACAGCCAGAAGAATAAAGGGCAATGTTTTTCTTTATGGCAATAGGAATAGAAGAGCTTTGCGTTGAAATACCTTGCACATTAGAACACACAGAACCGCAATCTGCCTTGCACTTACCCATGCAGTCTCCTTCACAAGAACTACACCCACTACGGTCAATACTAGAGCCAGTACAAGCACTATTACAATCTATATGACAACCTTTCCAACATATATTTCCGTATCCAGTGCCGCAGGTGCTAGGCGTTGTTGTTTTTGTGGTTCCTTTACAGTTGTCAGAGCAATAACTTGAACAAACATTTCCACAAGCAGTATTACAAGTATCTCTACAATATTCAGTGCAAGATTCACCGCAGCCAGTTCCGCAACTACTACCACAATTACCTTGACATCCATCACCACAACCAGTAGAGCAGCTACCAGAGCATGTACCCGTACAGTTTACGCTACAAACAGTTCCGCAATTATTATTACAAGTATCTCTACAGTATTC